GAGTGTGCGGCACCCGCGACCGAATTGCTACTGCACCGTCACCAGTCCTTGCGCTTCCAGCACCCGGAGCAGGGACTCGAGCCGGTCGGCGGTGCTGGCGCCGGTCACGACCAAGGGGTTGGACGCGGTCGCCGGGACGGCGGTGTTGGCGACTTGGTTCGGCAAGGTCACCACGCCCACCCGCACCACGCTCGGGGTGAAGCCGGTGATCAGGCGCCCGTACTGGTCGTAGAGGTTGACCCCCACCTGCGCGCCGACCGACGCCCCGTCCTCGACCTTGATGGTGCCGATCGAGTTGTGCTGCTTGACGGTGACCGTGCGCGCCATCAGCCCAGCCTTGACTCGCGCTCGGCCTCGAGACCCATCTCGAAGGCGTCCATGTCGGACTTGGGCTTGCGGGTCAGCGCCGGCGAGGATCCGGTCGGCCGCAGCGGCATCGGGCTGACGGACGAGCGCACCTTCGGCGGGGCCGGGGTCTGGGTGTAGACCTCGTAGATCGCCTGCGCCCACTGGTCCGGCGGCAGGCGTTGCTGGATGAGGGCCACCGCGGGGCCGATCGCCTTCACCTTGGCCTCGAAGTCGGCATCGCGGGAACGCAGGTTGGTCCCCAGTTCGCGGATCTGGGCATGCCCTTGCTGCTCGGCCTGCTGCCGGGCGGTCTGGGCTTGGGTCTGCGCGGCGGCCTGCTCGCGGTTGGCGGCGACCAGCTTCTGCGCGGCGCGGGCGGCCAGCAGCTGCTCGGCGACATCGCGCGGGACATCCCCGTCGCGCACCCGCTGCTTCAGCTCCGGGTCGGCGTCCAGCGCGTCCCCACCGGTCGGGGTCAGGCCCAATTCCTTCGCCAGCCACGCCTGCTCGGTCGCCATCGCGTCATAGGCTTGGCGCATCTGGGTCGGGTCGCGGGAGTTGATCAGCTTCAGGTAGCCCAGCGCGTTGCCGAACTGCTGCGGGGTGGCGCCGGTGGAGGTGACGGTGTCCATCCAGCGTTCGGCGGTCTGGGAGGCCTCGGCGGCCTTGGCGACCAGCGCGCCGATGTCGCCCACGCCGGCGGCCTTGATCGCCTCGCGCATCTCCCGGTTCTCGTTCGCCAGCCCGCGGAAGCGGTCGGCGGTCTTGCCCTTCAGCCCGCGCTGTTCGATCTCGTCATCGATCTCGCGCTGGGCGGTTGCGGCCGCGTCCTCCACCACCTCGTCCACCGGATCTTGCGGCTCCGGGTCCACCGGCGCGTCGATCTGCTCCTCGTCCGGCTCAACATCCTGCGCGTTGTCGCCCGGATCGTCCGGCTCGATCTCGCCGGCTTCGACCGCCAGACCCTTCTCGAAGGCCGCGAGGGCGGTGGCGTCGGCGTCTTCGGTCGAGACTACGACCGCGCTGTCGGGCAGCGGGGTGTCCGCGGGAATGTCGTGGGTGGACTGCAGGTGGCTGTCTTCGGTGGGCATGGGATCCTCGTACTAGTTGGTGACGCCGGGTGGCATCGTGGTGCCGGGTGAATTGGGGGCGCCCATCTGCGGCGGCGGCGGCTTGTCGCCCGGACCAGTGGACGGTGGCGGCCCGGCGCCGTTGGGCGGGGCGGTCGCGGTGCCGGGCATCCCCGGCATCCCCGCTCCCGCGGGCGGCGGGATCTGGCTGGGGAAGGCCATCACCGGCTGCAGTGTCGTGGGGTCGATCAGCATCACCGGCTCACCGACATCCGGGATGAAGCGGGTCGGGTCGAGCTGTTCGCCGCTTCGTGCCGCGGTCTCCACCACCAGCTGCTCGTACTTCTCGGCCACATCCAGCGGGTTGGAGTTGCGCAGCATGGCGATCTTGTCGATCAGCTCGGAGATCATCGGCATCACGGCGCCCCAGACCTCGCGCTGTTGACGCGAGTTGGGCTTGCCCGAGGAGCCGGCGCGGATCGAGACCACGCCGAGGCGGTCGAGCTGCTCGGGGTCGATGCCGGCCGGCCACAGCGCCTGCGGCCCGGCCATCACCACCACCTCTTCCGGGGAGATCATCTGGATGGCGACCTGACCGGTGTACTGGGCCAGCTCGGACAGCACTTCCTCGAGCTGGTCGCGCTTGTCCGCGGAGCGTGAGTTGGTTCCGCCCTGCTGGATCTCGGCCTCGGTGGCGGTTTTCGCCGCATCGATCGATCCGGTCATGGCGTCCTGCAGACCCCACACCAGCTCGAAGTTCTGCATGATCCAGCGTGTGTCGTACACCGCCATGTCGATCGGTGCGTAGGCCACCGGGATCAGCAGCTGGCGCATGTCCTGCTTCGGGTTGGTGGTCTTGATCGGGACCATTTCCTGCGTGGCGCCCTTGGCGAGCTTGGTCGCCTCGGTGTCATCCATCATGCCGGCTTGGAACACGGTCTTGGGCTTGATGCGTGAGCGGTGTTCCTCGAACGCGGAGATCGCGCGCGAGTACGCATCCTGCAGCGACTGCGATCGCTGGTTGAGCGACTGCGGCCAGCGTTGCCCGTCGGTGTCGGTGAAGATCAGCCCGAAGAAGGGGAAGAAGCGGGTGGTCGGGGCGTTCGGTGCGTAGGGCTGTCGGGCGTAGCCTTTCAGGCCGCGGATGAGGGTGATGACCTGATTGGTGTCGCGGTCCCAGATCTCCTCGGCACAGCAGAACTGCGCCTGCCCGATCGTGTGCGTTTGCGTCTGCGACTGGTAGGCGTCGGCGTCGGTGGCGTTGAACTCGGTCAGGGCGCCGGATTCGCCGTCGTTCGCGCGCGGCTTCTTCTGGCTGTAGCTGTCGAGGTTCTTCAGCTCCTCGGAGGTCAGCTCCGGGAACAGTGCCTTGACCTGATGCAGCCGCAGGTAGGAGCGGTGCGAGATCCAAGGTGAATCTAGGTAGCGCGAGATGCTGGGCGCTTCATCGGACACCGTGATGTCCGCCATGTCCACCAAGTCGATCACCAGTCCCTTGCGTACCTCGGCCTCGGACTTGTCCTCCAGTCCCTTGATCGCGAGGCGCAGCTGTTCTTGCTGCAGTTCCGCGCTCTCGCAGTAGCCGCTATCGTCGGCGTACTCGACCAGCAGCCGCTCGACCGAAGCGAGGTTGTCCTTCAGATCACTGATGGCTTGGTCGGTGACCGGGTCGGCGCCGTTGCGCTGCTGCCATGTCACCTTCAGCCATGCCACCGAGGAGGTCAGGCCGGCGCGCACCCACGGTTTGGCGGCGCACTTCAAATTCGCCTTGGTCCACAGCTTGGAGATGACGATCTGCATGGTGTCGCCGAACAGCCGCGGGATGGTCAGGTCCGGCTCGCCCACTTGGGGTGACGCGGAGACATCGACCTCCGGCTCCTTGGCGTACAACAGACCCGTCCAAGTATCGATGAAGCTGCCGATCACGTTGGACTTGGTCTTGAAGCTGGAGTCGCCGCGGGCGTAGCAGCGATCCAGCGCCAGTTGTGCGTAGGCGCTGCGGTCGAATTCGCGCGCCGCATCCAGCCGCTCGAACCACTTCTTGACCATCGCCTCCTCGGCGAGGCGGTTGGCGCCGTCCTGCTTGTCCTTGTCCACCTGCGACAAGTTGAGGCCGGTGTCGAAGGACGCCATCTCCTGCTCGCCCGGCGGCACAACGTCGGTGTTCGCGGTGATGGGTGGGGCCGGTGGGCGCATGGGAGGCAGTGGCATCGGTTCGTCCTAGTGCGCTGGTCGCGCAGAATGTACCACTATCCGAGGAACTCGCGGCGGCGTTGTTCGCGGTCGGCGTCTTCCTTGTCGGCCCACTCGAGGGCTTCCACCGACAGCGGCTTGACCGCGCGCTTGCGCTCCACGGGCGGCGGCGGCTTGGACACCAGCAGCTCATCGATCCGTCGGCCGACCTGACCGCACATGTCCACCGCGTCCTTGTACCTGCCGCCGGGGAAGCGGCACAACTGGTGGATGAGGGCATCGCCCCACGACCCGTTCCTGACCCAGATCCGGCCCTGCTTCGCCATCGCCCGGAAGGTCGCCACCTTCGCCACCTTGTCCTGCCAGCTGGGCATCTTCTCCACCAGCGTTGGGATCTTGCGGTCCCGGAACTCGCGGGTGATCTGCCCACTCAGGGCATTGAAGATGCCGCCGGCCTCGAGCAGCAGCTCCCGTGGGCGCCGGCGGTCACACAACACCATCACCTTCTCGATGCTGACATCCGGGCTGACGCAACCGCCCCACCCGTCATCGCAGTAGATGTCCCCGTCCGGGGTGACCGCGAAGAGGCCGATCTCGGTGCGGTCCGGGTTCTCGGACACGCTGTCATCGGACAGCGCGAAGTCGGTGCTGCACCACCAGTTGACCCGCTCCGGCAAGGTGTCGTAACGCTTGAAATCCCCCTTCTCGAACTGACCACCGGCGTCCGCCGCCGGCTTCTGCTGGAACAACGCGCTCCATGTGCGGTGGTTCTGGCGGTAGATCGCCCAGTGCCGCTCATCGAAATACTCCGGCCAGAGCATGGACCCCAACTTGCGGCCCAAGGGGTCATCCGCCCGGTCGCACTCGGCGGGGATGCACACCACCCGCCACACCTGCCCGTCCCGGCAGACGATGTCACCGGACTCCCCATCCCAGTCGGCGGGCAGGATGCCGCCCATCAGGTCACCCTCCGACCAGCGGGTCATGATCGCGCAGATGCTGGCCTCCGGCTTCAGGCGGGTCAGGAAGTCGTCCGCGTAGGCGTTGCGGATACGCACCTGCGTGGCCTCCGAGTCCGCCTCCTCACGCCCCGCCACCGGGTCATCCACCAGACCGAAGTCGGCTCGCATGGAGGTGATGCCGCCGAGGATGCCCGCACTGAGCATGGTGCTGCCGTTGGTCAGCGACCACTCCTCGATGCCCGCGTTGCCGGCCTGCACCGTGGCCCCGTCCGGCCAGATGCTGCGGTAGGCGGCGGACCGGGAGATCTGCTGCACCCGGCGGGCAGAGCGGATCGCGGGAGGCGAGGCGTAGGAGGTCGAGACCACCTTGTATCCGGGCGTGCGGCCCATCGCCCATGCCACCGCCACGGCGCCCGCGTAGATCGACTTGGCGCTACCCGGCGGCGCCATGATCATCAGCCGGCCGTAGGGGGTCTCGATGCAGCGTTGCAGCTCGCGCAGGAACAGCAGGTGGTGCGCCGCCATCTGGGTCTGCACCGGCTGGAAGAATGCCTCTTCCGGGTCTTCCGAGGTGGGCGCGCCGGGGATCTGGATGGCACGGGCGAAGCTGACCAGCGACTCCACCGACTGCTCCCGGCGCAGCAGCTCGCGGGCGGCTAGCTGGCGGGGGGTCAGC